CCTGTACCGAAAGAGGATGTCTGGAAGAAACCGTACGTCCAGCGTCCTGAAGTTAGCATGAAGCTTGCAACTATGACCCACCAGCAGGTTGTTGATGTGGTAGGTCAGAAGCTTGCTTATGCCAATTTCACGTCCAGGAAACGCAGAAAGCAGGAGAACTGCAACCTGTTCCCACTGAGGGGCAACGTGTGGATCGCCCCCTGGCATGTGGTAATGAAGGAGTACGACGAAGTGAGCGTCACTAGGGTTGAGCCAGACACAATCGGTCCCAACTTCACTTGTTTGGTGTCCAAGGACATGATCAGCAGGATACCCGACACTGACATGGCGTTGGTGACACTCACGAAAGGAGGGAGCAACAAGGATCTGTTAGATCTGTTTCCCATGACACCATGGGACCTGGCCGGAGCGGGCACGCTGGTCTACAAAAAGCCAGATGGCAAAGTCATGCACGACACAGTCTATTGCGACCCCTGCACAAACAAGATGCCACAGGCTGAGTACAGAGCGCTGCGCTACCAGACAGGCTTCGCCACGTTTGCTGGACTGTGCACAGCCACGCTCATCAGCAAGTCCAAGAAACCGTGCATCATGGGTTTTCACGCTGCTGGAGTGACAGGACAGCCCTTGGGTTTTGCATCTGTGGTGTCGCGCGTCGATCTAGAGAGAGCTCTCGAAATACACTACCACACCTGCCCCCTTGCTATGGAGGTTCCGTCGCATGGTGACATGAAGTTAGACTACCCAGAGAGAGGCATTAGCCTGACTGGAGAGTTGCACCGTAAGTCCCCTAGCAACTTCCTATCGAGTGGCACTCTGCATACCTATGGCTCACACACAGGGGCACGACGGCGCCACACTAGCAGTGTGGAGCCCACCATTATCACTCAGTCGGTTGAGCGCCACCTTGGTGTCAAGAATGAGTGGGGTGCGCCCAAGACTATGGGGACGTACAAGCCGTGGCACAAAGCACTTGCAGCGTACACCAACCCCGTTGAAATTGATCCTGCGTTGTACTCGCGGGCGTGGGCAGATTACAAAAACAAGGTGTTCTCTGAGCTGACTGGGCCCATTGACTATTTACATCCGATTGACAACGACACGAACCTGGCCGGCAGGGATGGTGTAGCATATTACGATGCTATCAACCTTGATACCAGCACAGGTTGGCCCAGCAACATGCCAAAATCCCGCATCATTGTGCCTTCTGAGAGAGAGGTGCCAGGTATTACGAGACCACTGGATGCGCCCGATGAGCTGTGGCAGACTGTGCAGGAGTATGAGAAAAAGCTACTAGCCAAGGAGAGGATTTACATGACATTTCGGGCCAATCTGAAGGACGAGCCAACCCACATCGACAAGGAGAAGACCAGGGTGTTTGCGGGTTGTCCGGTGGCAGGGCTCCTACTCATGCGTCGGTACTTCCTACCTTTGTGCAAATTGGTCATGGAGAACCCCCGAGTGTTTGAGTCAGCTGTGGGCATCAACTGTCACGGCGTTCAGTGGAGTGAGCTAGCCCAGCATCTGCTTGAGTATGGA